GGGCCCCTTGCGGGGCCCCGACTGCGTAGGCTAGCCTACGCTCCGTTCCACTAATGTCCTGGCGATTGCGAGAACATCACGATGACGTTACGTATCCGAACTCAAGGGTCACACACAACACTAACTGAGACATATACCACCACCACTTTTAGTGGCACGGTCGTTGTGGCTCAGAAGAATGTTGGTGACCTGTTACGGAGTGGCGGGGTCCAAACGACTACAGACGTAGTCACCCCTAAGTTTGCGTCCCGGGTTGCCCGGGGGCAAATTATAAACCATCCGTTTCAGTCGGTGCTTGACGAATATTCGTATAGTTGGTCCGGACACAAAGTCCAGACTAACAGTGGAAGTGGCTCTACTATCCGGTATCGGGAGTGGAGTCATCTCTACGATGACAACGTATCGCGGTATGAAAGCCCTTATGGCAATCTACCTGAACTCCCTCTCGCTTTGCGGGAGGCGTGCACAGAGGCATTGGCAAAGGTCGACGAGACCGATGTCGACGGAATCGTTGAAGGGTTGGAAGGCAAACAAACAATGCAATTGTTTGACCGCCAAACATATAACCTAAACCAGCAACTGGACAAGGAGATACGCTACGCTGAGAAGCGTGGTAAGTATCACTTTGCTCGTGTACCGGTCGCGGTTATGGCTAACAACTGGCTTCTTTACCGTTACGGTATAAGCCCGGCGTTGGCCCTCATCAACGAAACTCTTGTTAAGGGAACGAGTGTGCGAACCAGGAGACGTACGTCTCGGGGTTCTAATAGTACTAGTGCCAGTTGGGATAAGACCTACCCCGGTTCGGGGTCGATCCATCCTAATTCGGTCTGGACCGTAAGAGCTAGTGCGGAAGCGAGTGCTCGTGCAGGAGTCCTGTACGAGTATCGCAACTTCACGAACAAATACGGTTTCAGCTTGGAAAAACTACCGCGAGCGTTTTGGGAGGCAACGACCTTATCGTTCGTGTTAGATTGGTTTGCTAACACTGGTGAATTTATCAGTGCGCTGACCCCAAGATATAGTACGCACACGCTAGCAAGCTGGCACGGCTATGAGGCCAAGATATCACAGACCCAGACAGTAAGTCTTGGGAATGTGGCATCAGGGTACTCCGTGCTCAGAAGCTGTGAAGGAGGGTATTCAAACTCTCTTGTCACAGTTCGTAAGCGAACACCCGGTCTCTTGAGTCCCGTTTGGCGCATCCGCGAGGGTGCAATGCGGCAGGTTATTTCCGACCGCAGATTGATCGACGCGTTTGCGTTGACAAGCCAAAAGTTCCTCAAGCTGATGCGGATGCATAAGCCCTAAACAAGCCTATGCTCGCTTTGTTTCCACATTAACTCCATTTAATTGTGAAAGGTAGACGATGACAGTAACTGTCAATACGAAAGCATATGCTTTCGACACCAACCCGACTCCCGATATCGGTCGCCACAAGGGTCCGGCTCATACGTTTCAGACCAAGGATTACCTTGATTTGAAGCGGACGAATCCGAAGCCGAATGGTGACTTTCTCGGGGTCGCGCGTGCGGGCGCTAAGTTCGTGCGCACGGTCACCCTTGCCCAAGGGGGCACGGGGGAAGCCATCGTTGAAGTCACTTCGTCCCTCCCTGTTGGGATGGCCGAAGCCGACATCGATAGCATCCGCGATGACCTTGGAGATCTTTTGATCTCCACCAACGGCGACGACCTCTTCTACAAGCAGAAGATCAACCAGTAAGGCGAACACCGAAATGAATATTCCGGTGAATCGCTGGACCGTTGGAATAGCCGTTGCTCTGATTAGCGTGTTCGGCGGAGACTTTGTCTCAGCCGTCATGCGCGTGGTCATGGCAATTGGATATAACAACGTTCCCGCTGTTTGATCCCCAGTCTGTAGGAGATTGGCTGGTAGTAATACTAGCCGTCGTCGACTTCGTCATTTCTCACTTGTTGTCAAATGAGGTATCAAGATGTCTAACTCTTCCCTTGTGGGACGGCTGCTGATCCGATTCGATTCCAAGCCAGCGCCCGGAGAGGTCGTATTTAAGACCACCTGGGTGTTAACGCACGTTAAGGTCGTCGACCGAAAGGTCGGTGACTGTATACGTACGCTTGCTGAGCGAGGGGCGTTCGGCCTCGTGCAACCGAGTAGGCTCTACGTCGTCGTCGAAGACGATCACCGGAAGGATTATGTACTAGCAAACCAGGCCTTTGTGAAGTTAAACTTCACGGAGGGTGGTTATGGCTGGTTTCCTCAGCCGGTGGCGTATGGTGTCAAAGGTGCCCTGGAAAACTGGGGTACCGTTGGTTCCACACTTGTAGAGCGTGACTCCTTGCTGTTGACGAAGTGACACAGGAGTCCCAGCATGAGCAAACGAATCGAGATGAAACGTTTGCAGTTGAAACAGTCGGTTTACCCGGCTGTTCTTGCTGCCTGTGTCAATCGAGCCCTGGAGGTGACCACTAGCAACCGCGACGTGTACGTGCAGCTCTTAGGAGCTGTGCGTGCGCGGCGTTGGGAGCAGGTGGCTCGCCTCGCTGACTCTCTGGGAATGCAGTTGCATCCAGGCGTACTAGATCAGTACGTGTCGAGTCAGGTGTCTGCACTTGTCAAAAAGTTCCCTTTTACGCCTTTGGAGCTCCCGGGTTTCAACCCGGAAGAAGCTGCCATGAAGAAATTCATGTCAGCTGAGCACCGTTGCCGTAGAGTGAACCAGAGATCAGCCCTACTCCGTTATGGCGTAGGATTCCCACACGGTGAGGTTCTCTCACTCATGAAGGGGTACATCCGGCGTGTATTAGGTGATAAACCGAATTACACAAGGATATACGATCTGTGCGACTGGGGCCCGGGGGCAAACGTTGGTGTTACAGGTGATCGCACTAACTTTGCTAGGAAATTCCTGGCAAAGAAGTGGACTGTGACACGTTCCGCGCTCTCGTACGCGACTCGCGCTCTTTGGTCTAACGACCAGCTACGTCATATCCTTCTTCGTGAAGGACGTGATATAGTGTGCCTTGACTACGAATTATTCGTTGAAAAGGTCAGAGCCCGAACCGTGTTGGTAACGTCAAATAACATCAACTTTGTGCCTAAGACGTTTAAGACCTACCGGTCGATAGCGTCCGAGCCGTTACTAAATGGGTTCTTACAGAAGGGCATCGATCAATACCTCCGCGAACGCCTAACGGCTATCGCGGGGCTTGACTTGACCGACCAAATCCCTAATCAGGAAATGGCCCGCCAAGGGAGCCTCGGAGGGTTTAACCCCTACGCGACCCTCGATCTCAGTTCCGCGTCTGACAGTATGTCGACTGGAATTGTCAAGACCCTTCTCCCACCTGAGTGGTTCGAGTTTCTCAACTCGGCCCGCTCACATCAGTACAAGCACTCGGGTACAATTCGTACCTATGAGAAGTTTGTATCGATGGGTAATGGCTTCTGTTTTCCACTTCAAACGTTGATATTCGCCGCCGTGTGTTATGCGTCGAGCATAACCCATGGCCAGGCCGTCGACTTCAGAGTCTACGGAGACGATATCATCGTACGACAGTCGCTTGCCCTTCATGTAATGGAAGTTCTCCGTTACATTGGGTTTGCGACGAACCGAGACAAAACCTACGTGGTAGGTCCGTTTCGGGAGTCGTGTGGGACGGATTGGCACAGCGGACAGGACATTCGTCCTGTTTACGTGGACTTCAGACTGGATTCAATCCAGGACCTGTATAAGTTCCACAACTCGTCACTCCTTCGCGAGCTAACGTTTGGGTTCTTCGAACCCATTCGCGAGCTTGTTCGGGATCTATGCCCCCCTGAGTTTCGGCTTGTAAGGCCGTTTCACGGGGTTCCTGATGGTGCCTTTACGGTACCTAGGGACATAGCGATGAGTTCGAGGTTCGTATCTTGGGATCGTCACCGTTGGGGGTGGCGCTGGCGGGAATTAAAAACTTCCGCTGTCGCCGATACCCTCGAGGGTTATGATCCTGAGATCTGCAACGAACTTCGGTATATAGCTGTACTACGAGCTAATCAACCAGCTCCTGTACCGTTAGCCGTTCGTCGAAAGGCGAGAGTCTCAATGGCCCATAAGGGCTATTGGGGTCTGCCCGGCGACATCGCCGGCGTGGACACTAGCCCTAGTCGGGCCTTCGGGCCCTACTAGGTAAACTAGTTGGAGAGGTTTATTACCTTGTAAAGTG